AAAGATTGCATCAAATGACAACAACAAAAGAACTACTGAAAAAGGAATTAGCGAAAAGACGTAAGCTAATCGACATAGCCAAATCTTATCCGCTATCAGTTGCGCGACTATGGCGGCCTCACTGTCATCGTTGGGATGGGTTAGGCGCAGAATCACCACGTGATCGCGGATGTGGTCGCGAAATGACGCGGATTAGTTCGGGCCTATGGCATTGCCCTTACTGCAACATAAAAGAGCGCAGAACGTCGCAAATTGAACCATTCCATAATTTAGGATCTGAAGCTACTTTAATATCTGGCGGTAATCGCGCCGGTAAATCTGAAATAATGGCACAAATGGCGATCGCATTTGCAGCAGGTAAAAGAGAATCATGGGTTCAAACGTGGATCGAATTGAACGGAATACCACCGGAATCAATACCTGATAAACCAGGCGTTGTCGTTGTTAGTGGCTTGTCCTATGGTGACGCACTTACATATATCAGGCCGAAGATTAGCGCATTAGCCCCAACGGGATCAATTGAAAAGAAATGGCGGGCTCAAGATAGGGCACAATTGATTTTACCGAACGGCGGTAAGATTATGAGTTTATCAGCTGATAGCGGACGCGAAAAATACCAGGGGTTCAGTGCTAATTTAATCATCATGGATGAAGAGCATCCATTACCATTATTTGAAGAGGCAATGTTACGCGTTACCGATAAAATGGGTTCTATAGTTTTAACGATGACGCCCCTAAAAGGTTTAACATGGGTTTATGACATCTTTATAAATGAACCGTCGCCAGGATATGAACACCATAAAATATACGGCCTTGACAATCCATGGGTATCATCTGTTAAGATGCGAAAAAGCGTACACCATATGAGCAAAGAAAGCCAAGCGTCAAGATTGTTTGGAGACTTTACAAATCAGCAAGGCTTAATTTATCCAGAAATGAAACCGGATACTCATTGGGTAGAACCGTTTGAGATACCTAAAGACTGGATGATGTTACTAGGCATTGACTTCGGCGTTGTTCATCCTTTCGCAGCAATAGCGGCGGCTTATGACTCAAAGACAGACACGCTTTTTATCGTGGATGAATACAGCAAAACCAATTGGACAACGATCCAAAATGGAAACATGCTTAAATCAAGATTCAAAGATTATATGCCGTTTGATTATATTATATGTGATCCGGAATCTAAAGATGGCCGATTGATATTATCACGCATGGGGCTCCCAAATATACCAGCTCCAAAGTTTGTTGGT